CATATCAACATTATCAAAAAATGCATACATTCTTGTCGTTGGTTTTAATCTTCTTGCAATAAATTCAATATTTCTTGTACGCATTTTATGAATAACTTCTGTAGATATAACAAATGTGCCTAAGTTAACTGTGTCGAATTTTTCAGATACTTTGTATTGAATACCTTGTCTTGCTTGTTTTGTAGTGGTTAATGTTGTTACATTAGTAAAATTAGTATATTGATCTTGGTAGTTTATGGTAGTAGTTTCGGGAATTCCTCTACCTTTTTGAAATCCACCCCTACGGCTACTTCTGGAAATTTCTTTAGTACCAATATATATTTTACCCATATTTTGCCTGGAAATTTCTTGAGTACCAGTCCATGTGGTTTCCCAAGACCCCCAATCTATAGGAGATAATCCTGTGTTTGTATCAACACCAAGTTGTTGTATTGTACTTGAATAATTACCTTCTTGATCAACTGTTTTCTTTGTGCCTTTAGTTTCAATCCAAGTATCTGTAGCTGGATTTAATTCAATCGCACCAATCCAATTAACAACATGAAATGGATTTACATTTTCAACTCTAGTTGCAAAAGTATTTTTGAGAAATACTACATCAGTATATTTTAAACACACAATATCACCGACTTTAACTGTGTTAGGATTTCCAAGATCTTTTACAAATCTTAGATCTGCTTCTGGATTTGAAACATTAGATGCTCCTATCACTGCTTCAGAACCTAATAAAAGATCCACAGAAGTTGTATAGTGTTGTGCTCTAAGTAAACCATCTTTAGTATCAATACTACATTTATGTTGTGGATCACCTAAAGCTCCAGTCTTTACAGATTTAAAATTATCTACAAGGAATCCACATTTAAATCGATCTAACTGAGTTTGAGAATCTTTTAAAGTTAAATTTTTAGTATCTGTCTCTAAAAGAGAAAGTGATGTATAATATTCAATATTTCTTATTCTATCTTCAAGCCTTGCAATATCTTGCATTCTATATCTTTTATGGGAAGATAATTGTACAATCACATCATCAATATTATAAACATAAGGTTTCATTGTAATTGTAGCCACTTCTAAAGCGTTTTCAATTACAGCAGGAGCAACAGGAGTTAATGATGGAACTCCCTTAGATATAGAAAATTCACCATATCTATTAAGGTAAAGTTTATCGGTTCTGGCAAGATAGTAAGAATAACTTAAGAATAGATCTTTGTCCTTAGCAAAATTATATGGGCTAGAATTAGTTGCGGGCAAAAACTTTCTAGATTCAAATTCAAATGGAGAAAATGGCGTTGAGTTACTATTATAAGGACTAACTCTTGGCCTCAAGTCAATAATATCACTTGCTCTATTGAAACCAACAAAAGGTAATTCAGTTGCATATCTATCACTATCATAGGAAGCAACAGTAACAAAATCTCCATCATCATTTTCATCTATGTAATAATGGTGGAATACAATTTTTAATTTCTTTGTTGGAGCGGTAACGCCATCTTTTCTTACTAAAAATGAAAAATCAGCGATTTCAAGAGTTTGCCCATCGTTAAAAGTAAAATCTGATACTATATTTCGATCTCCCTCTATTAATAAACTTACTTTTGCAGTAATATTTGATTCACTAAAAACAATTTTTTCATCTTTAAGGAAAGTATTTTCATTAATATAAACGAATCCAAATTGATTTGTTCCGTTAGTTTCAACAAACATCGCCAAAGCACTACTTGTTTCACCATAAACAATCTCACCTTTTATTGCATTTAAAATATTAGCATTTAAATCAATAACTTCTAATTTTGGCAAATCGGCGGAATTATTATCTGAAGATTCAAAAATTGCAGAAACAAAAATTACATCAGGTACATTTAATGAAATTTTTGCATCCTGAACTCTTGTTCCATAATAAGGACTGAATATTAGTCCATCATTAAGAGTTGTGCTACCTATTCCAGATTTAGTTGTACTTGAATTATTGATTTCTAATATTGCACATCTATTATAAATTTTCTTTCTTGGTTTTAATTTTCTTTTTCGTAAAGTTGCTGTTAATGTAGCAGAGCCATTTTGAGATAAATTAACTAAAGTTAAAGTTCTGGCAGCAGTAATTGTAAACTGGTTTTTAGTTAACGGTTCTACAACTCCATTACTATAGACTAATGCATAGTCTTCCTCATCAAAAGGCTCTAGAGTAAGATTAGTATCACTTTCTAAAGTCGCTGTCAAACCATTTGATGCAACAGTTACTGAATATGATTTTCTAAAAACTATCTCTCCTTCTGATATATCAACATTTGAAATATTTGTGTTATCTAATTCGGCATAAAAGTATGAATCTGTTGGATTTTCTAGTACAGAAATTCCTTTCACTAGGCCAGTGAGAGTTGTTGCAGTTGAAGGTAATGTACCAACAATTAACGCCGGTACAGCAGTAGTGGCTTCAATTTGAATAGTTTTTGAAGCAGCATTTACTGAAGTTACTCTATTAAATGTTGGTAGTGTATCATTAGACTTTGTATAAACAAAAATATCTCCTGTATTAATTCCAACTCCAAATGTTGAATTAGATGATGTTACATTACTTATGCCACCAGCAGCAGCAGAAATAGTAAAACTGGTATTTTGAGGTGCAATAGGTATTGCTTGAGATATCACAGTGTCCGCAGTAAATACTGTTGTGGCTCCATTAAATCCAACTAATTGTCTTATATCACTTAAATTATAATCTCTAACAGCAGTTACTGTTCTAGAAATATCTTGTCCATCAACTTTTAATTGTTCACCAGCTGAAAAAGTTCCAGAAACTTGGTATAACACCAATTGATTAGAGTTTGAAGCATTTATAGCTAAAAATCCAGATGCAGAACTATTTTTCCCTTCAATAAATGCTGGTCTAGATAAAGTTAATGTAGCATTTAATTGCAAATATGTATATGTCTGTATATCATAAGATGCAGATTCGAAAACACTAGCAGCGTTCGAATATCCGGAAGATTTTAACTTTAAATCATAAAGTCTGGCAATACCTATAGGAATTCCTGAAACAACACCCGGAGTTGAGGTTCTTTTTGAGTACAAAGACACTTGACTCGTTGTTCCAAATCCTACGGGAACTGCTCCATAAACATTATTAATTTCTACTATGTTACCTAGAGTAAAGGGAACAGTAGTGTCTTTTACTGACTCTGTAGTTCTAGGTTTTTCTAAATCTGCATTTATGGTTATCTGAGTTTCTACTTCATATCCTTTAACATACGCCTTTCCAGGAGAAATCTGTAAGGTTAATAAATCATTCGAAGGTGTATTTCCTTGTTTTGTTAGTTGACGAAGATTATAAACTCCATTGTTTCCCTGTGCATTATTTAATGATTCTTTAGCTACTACACTAAAGGGTTTTACATAATAATCTCCTGATTCATCATTTGTTCTTCTTGCCAATTCGTCGGTTATTAAACTAACTGTGTCTTGTTTTTTAGAAACTTTTTTAATCTCTCCGTTTTCAATCCTTAATAATTCTACAAAATTTTCATCGTTAAAATCATCAAGTGATTTTTTTATTAAACTAGCAACAATTCTGAGTCTATCAGCACCAGGAGCAGCAAAATTAGAAAATCCTCGTGCATTATCAAATAAATCTGCATTTATTTGGGAAGGCACGGCAATATCTTCAAAAATGGATAATCCAACACGATATGATGGAGAGTTGGTATACTGATCTAATATTACGGCTTGTGGAAAAACATCTACAAAAAATCCTCTTATAAAATAAACACCTTCTTCGATTTTAATAACAGATCCTGTAGCCGTAGATCCAGAAATGATAGCAGTAGCAAATGAAGAATCTAATCTAATAACTCCTTGACCATAGTCTATATTTTCTAATACTAGAAGATTTTCTCCATCTATAAATTTACTAGTTGAAAAATTTGTATCGCTAGAACTTTGATATTTTATATACAAAGTATAATTATTATTTTCAGACTCTTCACTAGTAATATATCTTTCAATTTTAGCAAATACTCCACTAGTTTCTCCCTTTATTTTTTTATCTATTAACTTATCAAGATATGCAACTACAGGAATTCCTAAGTGTGTTGGATCTATTTGAACACAAGTATATTCAGAATCATATGCTACATTTCCAGGTATTACTACTTGTCCTTCTTTGAAAAAATGTTTTCCAAACTTTTCAACTTGATTTTGTAATATTGATTGAAGGGTTGTTAATTCTCTCGCTTGAATCGGAGTTCCTGGCTTGAATAAAACTCTTTGATAATTTTTTGTTACATCAAAATCATCAAAATATGGAGATGTATTTAGATTAGTATTTTGTGCCATTTTTATTAGAACTCCAATACAATTTTAATATCTTCTTTTTGATTGGCAGATCTTGGGATAGGTTGTCTATTATCCAAGTAAATAATATCTCCAGATTTTTTATTATATTCAGCTGAAGAAATACCAGCAACAAACTGTTGTCCCAACTGATATATTCTATTATTTATTGTGGTTGTTACACCACTAAAACCTGTGTTAATTGACAGTGTTGGTCCAATAATCGTAGAACAATTAATTGTTGTTCCATATCCAACATCTGGATTTGAAGTAAATGGAATAATTTTAAATCCAGTTTCACTTGAAGCAAGCCCTGTTGGTTGATAATATTTCAATACTCCAGTTATTGAATCCCAAGAGGCTACAAATCCTATCGCTGTTGATCCAAATCCAACAGTCTGTTTTATAACTGCATCTACAGCATATGTTGTATTAGTGGTAACTCCGCTTAATTTTAAAGCATTCAATCCACTAACCACAGAAGTATCTAAAACTTGGACATCACTTCCTAAAATAGTAGGATTTCTTAGTATCCCAACTCTAGCAAAATCATTTCCTAAAATAATATCGGGGTTGCTTTCCAAGGTTTCGAATCTAGAATATAGTAAAACTTTATAAGCACCGAGTTCTCGATAAATATCGTAACCATGCCCACCTTTTGGGGGAATAATAACATTAAAAGATGCTATGGAAGTAGTACCAATTCCAGTATTACTCAATTGTTTTAGGGGTCCAGTTATTTCAGATCCAGGAGCTCCTGGATAAAATTGTATTGTTCCATAAGTGTAATTTTTTCCTCCATCTGTAACAAATACTTCAGATACTTTACCAAAAGAATCAATTGTAATTGTTGCTTTACCTCCAGTTCCATCTCCCAATATGGGTACATTTGAAAAAGATGTTGAAATTGGTTGATAATTCGTTCCTCTGCTATTAATTATGATAACTTCTATTTTACCATCAACCGCATTGTTTTTTGTAGGAATTGACTCACCTGAACTTCCCCAATTGTCCGGAACTGGTATATATTCTATGGAATCAAATTTAACAATTTCAGAAGGTTTGATAGTATATAAGTATTTCCAAATATAGCCATCACCACTAGCTCCTGCAGCTCTTGGTTCTAAATCAATAAATGTAGGTTGGTCGAAAGATGGTCTTCCTTTTGGATTTTCTGGATCAGTCCCGTTTTGTAGACAAATATAAACTCTCAAATCTTCATTTATTACATAAAAATTTGATTCATATAAACCAGTTTGAGATGTAACTGGAGTGACATTAAAAACATTATAATCATGTCTGTACATTTCAAAAGTATTTCCTGCAGTCCAAGTAACTTTTCTTACAAGTCTTCGTACATCTTGATTTGTGATTTGTTTTAATGATATAATACTTTCTTTAACTACATGTTCTTCTTTAAATCCATCTAGAGGAGAGGGCGTATTGACAATCCAAGTAGAAGATCCGCCCGCGGCAGGATTAGTACTATTTGGTAGCCCTATAAAAGTGTAATACTTATTTGATGTGTCGCCCACACCAGAAACACTTTTTACAAAGTTTTCAGCATTTAAAACTCTAAATTGATCTGATATTATAGCGGGCATTTTAAAATATACTTTTTTTTATTTAGTTACCTTTTACTTACTTACAATATTTCTAGTTCTTACAATTTTTGGTGAAGAGGATATTCCAGAAATTCCATTATCATTAAATGCTGTAAAAGTTTGAGGATTTCCTAAAACTCTATTTTGATAGTCATATATTTTACCCCAACTATATCTTCCATAAAAATTATTTGTCCCAATTCCACTATTATTAGATCCTCTACTATAAACTTTTATATAATTATCGACCATAGGAGCAAAGTTACATGTTACGGTTACTACACCAGCTGATGGTGGTGTTACATCTTCAACAATATAAACACCATCTAAGAAAGATTTTGCTATCCCAATTTTAGAATTTGGATAATTACTCATACCACCAAGAAAAGTTGTAATTCCAACTAAGTCACCACCAGTTTGAACATTACTATCAGTTATTACAAAATAATCTCCTTTAGATAACTGACTATTAGTAATTCCAAAAGAATTCAATGCAGAGTATCCTACACCTAAAGTACTATTATCATATTGTTCAGATTTTAAAGTCAAAGAGATTTTTGGAGTTGTAGTTCCTATACCAGAGGTTCCTGCGACATATGTAGTAATTCCAATAATTATTCCAAAATCTCCCTGTACTTTGAATGATCTAATAAATTCAGTCTTATATGTATCACTCTCTACTAAAACTGGGGGAAAACTACCATTTACATAACCAAATCCTGGATTATTTACTTGTACGGATACAATACTTCCATTACTTGTAACAGCAGTTGCAGTTGCAGGATTATAAATTGGATCTGCATACATTACAGTAGCTCCAGTTCCAACTATAACATATCTGCCATCTGGTCCAATATCATTTACAAATACTAAATCATTAATATTTTTTGATTGTAATGTGCTCCTGTAAACCCAATTTGTTAAATTAAAGGAATAATATAATTGTCCCGAAGATGTCACCGCTACATAGAAACCATAGTTATAATATATGTTTACTAAATTTTCGGCTCCAAGATTATTTGAAATAAGTTGATATGTATCTTTATTAACTGACTTCAAAATTATTCCTTGATTTCCAACTATAATAAAGTTTCCATTAACATAGATTACTTTATTTAAATTATTGGTTACTGGAGATGCAGTATTTTCCCATATTGTTCCAGTATCAGAAGTTCGAATTGTACCATTATTGCCAACCGCAACAAAATAAGTATTTCCAAATATAACACTATTAAAATCTGATAATGTTTCGGAATATCTACTAACAAAACTATTTGTACTTATGCCATTACCAACAAAAATAGATCCACCAGCCCCAACAGCAACCCAAGTATTAGCATAACTAGAATATACTATTTGACTAAATGTTCCTGTATATGCACTACCTATTCTACCTACGGCTCCTATACCCAGAACAACAAGGTCTTCTTCTAGTGGAATTTTAGTCCAACTAGAAATAGTCGACCCATCGTCTGTAGCTCTTATAATTTTACCCGCCGTTCCTGCAGCAACTAACAAATTACTTGTACCAACACCGACTACTTGAATTGAATTAAAATTGGAAGTTTGACTAAATCCGACCGTACCAACTTGCCAAGATATTCCATCAGAACTTGTAACAAAAACCGAACTACTTCCAATAGCTACAAATTTGTTTTTATATTGTACAGATTTTAAATCATATGATGTAGTTAAACCGGTTGTGTTTTTCCAATCAAAAATAGGATCTTTTAATGCAATAGCAGATTTTGAAATAACTACTTTTGGTGATTGTGTATTTGCGTAACCAACTCCACCATTTGTTACAATAACAGAAGAAATTGTAGATGAAGTAGAAACTATAGCCTGTGCTGAAGCTGGTGTAATAGGTTTATCTTCAAATATGAAAATATCTCTCACATCTTCATTAAGACCATCTACATCGGTAAAAAGAGGATATGCATTATCAACATATATTGTAGTATCTTGTGGTTGAATAGTTTTAATGATAGTTGCAGAAGGTTTTATATTACTTTGAAGATTTGGTCTAGATTTGGAATATAATGTACCACTAATCACAGTATCACTAGTTTGTTTTTGCCAAGTAAGAGGTCTAATTTTTGTTGGATCAGTTATTATCCCAACAGAATAATAATTAAAAGTTTCTAATTGGTCAGAAGCCGTTACTTTTTTAACAACACGATCAAATTGAGAAATATCAAAAGGATCTTCTGGATTTTCCTGAATTGTTACTTTATCTCCAGGTTTAATTGTTGGTGGTGGTACAATCAACTCAACATCATTAGATGACCCTCTATAGTACAGGATAAAACATTTTGATCCAGGTTTAGGCGCCTCAGTAAATATGACTCTACTTCCAGAGAATTTATACGATAAATTTGGAACCTGTAATACATCGTTTATGTATATAAAAATATTATTTGTTACATCTAAATTTGTTCCGACAGGAACTCTTAGTCCAAGAACTTGTCTTACCCCATTTATAGTTGTAGAAAGAGTAAACTTTTTCCTAAATCCATTAAAGAATTGAGAAATATCATCAAATTTTATAAATTGGCCAGGATAAAAACCACTGAAACTGTCTGTTTCAACTTCTTCAACTGTCAATACAAATGGTTGATATTGTTTAAAGGAAACTATGCCTCCTTGAGTGTAGTAATGTGGTATGGTTGGAAGAGGAGCAGCTTGTATAGTAAATGTATTTGTAGATGCAACAGAAATAACTCCAAATTCATAAGCTCCATTGCCACTATCATCAGTATATCTAAGAACTCGTTGCATAGTTGGAACTTTTTTAGTTATTCCGCCACTAACATAATTATGAATAATTGTGGAAATGCCTGCATTAAATGTGAAGGTATTTGTAGTTATACCCGTGACAGTAAATGTAGCTCCATAGATTGAAGATCCTGGATATGGGAATATTGTAGATGTAATACCGGCTTGGGCTGTTCCACCCGAAACATAAGTATGTGCAATAGTAGAAACACCAACATTAATAGTAAATTTAGTACCACTTATTACTGAGTTAACTTTAAAAATATCCCAATTACTTAATGTATTTGAACTAGATCCGGGATATGGGAATATTGTAGATGTAATGCCAGATCCACTAGGACAAGTAAGAGCAATTCCAGAAAGTTTAATTTGTTTTCCTTTAATAGCTAAGTGATTACTTGCGGTAGTGATTGTTGCTATTCCAGATACTTTATCATAAACAAGATTCGTAATATTTACAATTGGATTTTGA